CTCCGTCCCCACATGATAACTCCGTAATGGCGGGTATGTAACGATCTCCAAAAGTCGAACAGTGCAATAAGATAAGATCAGGTCCTTTTGCATCACATTGAAAATCCAGTTTCAAACGATAACCGCCGACATTGTGTTCAAAAAGTTTGAACAGCGCTTGACCAGAATATTGCCCTTTTGCATTTTGGCTGATAGTTATTTTTACCCGTCGGGGATGTTTTGCCACATACTCGTCCACATACTCGGCCGCGACTGTATTGGGCAATAACAGAAATCCCAGCATGCCAACAAGCAGAAAGATTTTTTGCATCCGATTGTGTAATGAATAATTGTCCATTTTTATTCTTCAGATTTGCGGGTTTTACTTTAGAAAACGTGTTCTACATGCCGGTGTCCGTGGCGGTCACGCCAGATTCTGTCCAAATGCCTATGGCCACGATGGTCAAGCCATCTGTGTTCCCTAACAAGTACATAACCGTGATGATGCCTGAACTCGTGCAGCGGTTTGTGATTTTCCACTTTATGCAGTGGGGCCGGTGGAGGGGTTTTCGGCTTTGGGGCAGCTTCAACGCTGGACAGACCCATGATGCCGGTCAAGGCTACAACAGCTAATACTCCGCTCAACATTTTCTTCATATCGATCAACCTCCTTCGTTTTTGTTGTTTATACTATAACGTAATAATCGTTCAAAACTATGGCTAAAGTAGTACAAATTTTTGTCATTTCGTTAGCACTTACTGAAAGGTAAGTGCTTTTTTCATGCCCATTTTAAGGAGGACACATGAGTATTTTTAGCAGATTCTACGAAAAATTCTTCCATTCTCGCGACAAACCCCAAAACTCGCTGTCCGGTACCCTGCAGTACTACTTTGGACGGAGTGCGGCAGGGCAGACGGTGAACCAGCGAACCGCCATGCAGGTCACGGCGGTGTATGCCTGCGTAAGGATTTTGGCGGAATCCATCGCGGGACTGCCGCTGCATGTGTACCGCTACAAGGACCAGGGAAAAGAGATGGTCACTGACCATCCGTTATACCCGTTGCTCCATGACGAGCCGAACCCGGAGATGACCAGTTTCATCTTCCGGGAGACCCTCATGGGGCATCTTTTATTGTACGGCAACGCTTATGCCCAGATCATTCGGGACGGCTACGGCAGGGTGAAATGGCTGTACCCGCTTTTGCCTGAAAAGATGGATGTGAACAGGGATGAGGACGGGCAGCTCGTCTACACCTACACCCGCTATCTGGATGAGTTCAATGGAAAGCAGCGGTACGAGCAGGTGAATCTTCGGCCCGACCAGGTGCTGCATATTCCCGGCCTGGGCTATGACGGGCTGATCGGGTATTCCCCGATCGCCATGGCCCGGAACGCCATCGGCATGTCCATGGCGGCGGAGGAGTACGGTTCGTCTTTCTTCGCCAACGGGGCTACACCTGGCGGTCTTCTGGAACATCCCGGCGTGGTGAAAGACCCGGAGAAGTTACGGCAGAGCTGGCATGCGCAGTTCAGCGGGAAGAACAGCCACAACGTGGCGGTGCTGGAAGAGGGCATGACCTACAAGCAGATGTCCATCTCGCCCAATGAGGCGCAGTTTCTGGAGACTCGGAAATTCCAGATCGATGAGATCGCCCGGATATTCCGTGTGCCTCCCCATATGGTGGGCGACCTGGACAAATCCAGTTTCTCCAACATCGAGCAGCAGTCCCTGGAATTCGTGAAGTACACGCTGAACCCCTGGGTGATCCGCTGGGAACAGGCGATGCACAAAGCGTTGCTTCTGCCCTCGGAAAAACAGCAGTACTTTATCAAGTTCAATGTGGACGGGCTGTTGCGAGGCGATTACCAGAGCCGGATGAACGGGTACGCGGTCGGCCGGCAGAACGGCTGGCTCAGTGCCAACGACATCCGGGAGATGGAGAACATGGATCCGATTTCCGAAGAGGAAGGCGGGAACCTGTATCTCATCAACGGGAACATGACGAAGCTGAAGGACGCCGGGCTGTTTGCCAACAAGCAGCAACCGGCCGGAAAGAACGGAGGTAACAACAAGTGAAGAAGAAATTCTGGAACTGGGTACGGAACGAAGATACCGGCAGCCGCACCCTTGTACTGAACGGCCCGATTTCGGATGAGACCTGGTATGGCGATGAAGTCACACCGGGTCTTTTTCGTGAGGAGCTGAATGCCGGGGGAGGCGACATCACGGTATGGATCAACTCGCCAGGTGGCGATGTGTTCGCTGCGGCCCAGATCTACAACATGCTGAAGGACTATTCCGGCAACGTGGATGTCCGCATCGACGGGCTGGCGGCTTCGGCAGCGTCGGTCATCGCCATGGCGGGCAACAGGGTCTCCATGTCCCCGGTGGCCATGATGATGATCCACAATCCCATGACCATCGCCATGGGCGACCAGAAGGTCATGCAGCAGACCATCGACATGCTGGGGGAGATCAAGGAAAGCATCATCAACGCGTATGAGCTGAAGACGGGCCAGTCCCGGACGAAGATCGCACACATGATGGACGAAGAGACCTGGTTCAACGCAAAGAAGGCGGTGGAGCTGGGTTTCGCAGACGACATCCTGTTCACGGATGAGGAACAGAAAGCACCGGAAGCGGTGCTGTTCGCAAAAGTCGCAGTGGTGAACTCACTGCTGGGCAAGTTTCCTGTTACAGACAAAATCCCGGAAAACGATGACCGGGTTGATGTAAAGCCGCTCATGGAACGGCTGGAAAAGATAAGTCATTAAGGAGGAAAACACAATGGCTATGAACATTAATGAGATGATTGAAAAACGCGCGAAACTGTGGGAATCCACCAAGAAGTTCCTGGAGGACCATACCGACAAGGACGGCAAGATGACCGCCGCCGACGCGGAAGCGTATGAGAAAATGGAGGCCGACATCGCCGAGATGGGCAAGACCATCGCCCGCCTGGAAAAGCAGGCCGAGATGGACAAGAAGCTGGCGCAACCGACTTCCAGGCCGCTGACCGGCAAACCCCGGACGGCGGAACCGGGCGCGGATGAAAAGAAAGGGACGGCGTCCGATGCGTACCGCAAGGCGATGTTCACGGCGATCCGTACCAAGTTCCGCGACGTATCCGACGTCCTGCAGGAAGGTATCGATGAATCGGGCGGCTATCTGGTGCCTGACGAATATGATAAGCGCCTGATCGATGTACTGGACGAAGAAAACGTCCTGCGTGGGCTGGCAACGAACATCCGTACCAGCGGGGAACGCAAGATCAATATCGCGGCAACCAAACCGGCGGCCCTCTGGGTAGAGGAAGGCGGCGCGCTGACCTTCGGCGACGCGACCTTCGACCAGAAACTGCTGGATGCCCACAAGCTGCATGTGGCCATCAAGATCACCGAGGAACTTTTGGCGGATAATGCGTTCCAGCTGGAAGACTATATCATCACGCAGTTCGGCAAGGCGATTGCCAACGCAGAAGAAGATGCCTTCCTGAACGGGGACGGCGAAGGGAAACCGACCGGCGTATTTAAGGATGCCCTGGTCGGCGTGACCATCGGCACGGTGGACATCGATGCGGATGACGTCATCGACCTGATCTACAAGCTGAAACGCCCGTACCGCAAGAATGCGACCTTCATCACCAACGACAGCACCCTGGCCGTGCTTCGCAAGCTGAAGGATGAGAACGGCAACTATCTGTGGCAGCCGAGCCTGCAGTCCGGTGAGCCGGACCGTATCCTGGGATACGGCATCCGTACCTCCCAGTTCGCACCGAAGCTGGCTGCCGGTAATGTAGCGCTGGCTTTCGGTGACTTCAGCTACTACAACATCGGCGACCGCGGCCAGCGTACCCTGCAGGTACTGAAAGAGCTGTTCGCCGGGAACGGCATGGTGGGTTACGTGATGAAGGAACGCGTGGACGGCCTCCTGGTCCTGCCGGAAGCCGTACAGGTACTGAAAGTCGCCGCGGCAGGTTCTGGTAACGCAGGCGGCGGAGCCAATGCAGGCGGTGGTGAATCCGGTGGCAATGCCGGTGGAGAGTCCGGCGGTGAATCCGGCGGCAACGAAGGCGGCGGGGATTGATTTATAAGGGATGGTGATGGTCATGCTTCTGACACTGGCGGAAGTGAAGAACTACCTGCGGGTAGATACGGATGAGGAGGACAGCCTGGTTACCGGGCTGTCCAAATCGGCGGAGAAGCTGTGCATGGATGTGGCCCGGATAGAGGATGCGGAAGAATTCGCAGCCCTGGGGGATACGGCAAAGACCGCGGTTCTGTATGCGGCAGCCTATCTGTACGAACACCGGGAGGAAGCTGACCATCACGCCCTGACCCTGACGCTGCGGTCCCTCCTCTTCGGTGTACGAAAGGAGGGATTCTGACATGGAAATTTCCAAGCTGAGTCACAGGGTGACGATCCTGCGGAAGACGCTGGGAACCGATGAAGGCCTGGGCGCTCCCGTCACCTTCACGGATGCCGGGAAAGTCTGGGCTGAATTCCTGCAGCAGCGGGTGACGACAGGAGTGGTAGCGGATGACGGGGCGGCTGTCCTGATCACCCAGGGCATCCGTATCCGGCCCCGCCTGATTGAAAAAGGCTGGCGTGTCCGGGACAAGGACCATACCTATGAGGTCATCGATGTGGACCGTTCCAATCCGTCCGTCTATGTACTGACCACCCAGGAGGTGCGGACATGAGCGGGGTGTTCACTGTCCGTGTGAACATGGGCGAGGTCATCTCCAGGGCAGTGCGGGATATCGACAAGTACGATGCGGAAAAGCAGAAGCGGATTCGCAAGGTGATCGCTGACGGTACCAAAGCCGTAAGGAACCGTGCTGTCCAGGTCGCGCCGAAAGGGCCTACCGGAAAGTTGCGGAAGGGAATCAAGAGTTCCCTGGTGGGCGACGGGCGGGAAGGCATCGTCACTTCCACGGCGCCACACTCTCCCTTGGTGGAATTAGGAACAGGGGACAGGGTGACCTATGCCCGGAAGGGGAAAATCCTGAAGTTCACCTGGAAGGGCAAGGTCAGGTATTACAAAGGCCCGCTGAACACGGGACGGATGAAACCCCAGAAGTTCCTGCGCAAAGCGGCGGACCAGGAATGGCCGCGCATCGTCAAAAACATGGAGGACGCATTGAAATGATCCTGATAAAAGACATCCCGCAGGTTCCCTTGCGGACAGCGCTCTTTAAGTTGCTGAAGGACTGCCAGACCCATGATGTGCATGGGGATGTGCCGGAACGGGCATCCCTTCCGTACATCACACTCGGTGCGATGACATTCAAACCGATCGGTAACAAGACCGCGGTCATCTGGCAGGCCACCGCCAGCATCGAGGTGTGGGCGGACGGGAACCAGAAGCGGGAGATGAACGACATCCTGAACGATATCTGCGTTCTGCTTTCATATTACGGGACTGAACTGGAAATCGAAGGATACAAGGTTATCGATGTGAATTTGGATTTAATAGAAGCATATCCGGAAACGACGGCAGGCTATCACGGGACGGTCACCGTCGTTTTTAATTTACAGAAAGGAAAGGTGCAGCAATGAGCAGACTGACGGCGGAAGAATTACAGAACCTGCCGGAGAATCCCGATCCGAATATCGCGGAAGCCGG